TGAAGTACTCACATGGGCCCGGGCCGAGATCCTCACCGAGGGCGGCCAGCTACACAATCCCGACCACGTCCACCTGGAGTACTGCGACGTGCAGTTCCTGTGGGCTCCCGGCAGCTTCGCGAAACAGGGCCGCACGGTCATCGGCCAGTGCGAAGAGATGACCCTCCGCTGCGGACCGTGGCAGAAAGGCCGCCAGCAACAGCAGATGGCCGACTGGTTTGGCAGCGTGCCGGATTACCTGATCACGCTGGACGCGCGCTACTGCCTGGAGTGCACGGACGCTGAGTTCTGCGCGCTGGTGGAGCACGAGCTTTACCACATCGGCCAGGAGCAGGATGCTTTCGGCAGCCCGGCATTTACCAAGGAAGGCATGCCTAAGCTGATGATTCGCGGCCACGACGTAGAAGAGTTCGTCGGCGTGGTGCGACGCTACGGGGTCGGGCATCCTGAAGGCGCGCTGGCCCAGCTGGTGGCCGCTGCAAACGCCGCCCCAGAGGTGGCAAAGATCAACATAGCGAGGGCGTGCGGTACCTGTCTGCTGAAGGCGGCTTGACATTGACGGCCCCTTGACGGAAGGCAACCCATATGGCTGCACTCAAGGATGACGTCAAAGCCTTCATCGTGCAGGCGCTGGCGTGCTTCGACAAGCCGTCGCAGGTTGCCACGGCGGTCAAGGAAGAATTCAAGATCGAGGTGACCCGCCAACAGGTGGAGAACTACGATCCGACGAAATACGCTGGCCGGACGCTGAACATCAAGTGGCGGACGCTGTTCGAGGACACGCGCAAGCGCTTTCGCGAAGAGACGGCCGAGATCGGGATTGCGAACCGTGCTGCCAGGCTTCGTGCGCTGGACCGGATGGCCGACAGGGCCGAGTCCAAGGGCAACCTGCCGCTGGCCATGGCCATCATCGAGCAGGCGGCCAAAGAAGTAGGCGACGTCTACGTGAACCGCCGACTGGATGCGCCAAAGGCGCCGGTCGGCACCGACGAGGGCGGTATTCCCAAGACGCCAGAGTACGTGCTGAAGCCTGACGAAGATGTTCCAGACCAGCCCATACTCTGACCCGCCCGTCGTACTGACGCCGAAGCAGGCGAATATCTACGTATGGGGCTGGCAGAAGAAAGCGCGCTTCCGCGACGCCGTTTGCGGCCGGCGCTTCGGTAAGACGTTCCTCGGCAAGGCGGAGATCCGGCGCGCTGTGCGCCTAGCCGCCGAGTGGGGCGTTACCGTCGAGGACGAGATCTGGTACGGTGCGCCGACGTTCAAGCAGGCGAAGCGCGTTTTCTGGCGCCGCCTCAAGCAGGCCATCCCGGCCAGCTGGCGAGCGAGCAAGCCGAACGAGACCGAGTGCTCGATCACCACCAAGGCAGGCCACGTGGTCCGTATCGTCGGGCTGGACGCCTACGACAATCTGCGCGGCTCCGGGCTGTTCTTCGCTCTGGTGGATGAATGGGCTGACTGCCCGTACGAGGCGTGGGAAGAAGTGCTCCGCCCGATGCTGTCGACCTGCCGATATACGGTGAACGGCGAGCAGCGGATCGGTGGCCACGCGCTGCGCATCGGCACGCCGAAGGGCTTTAACCACTGCTACGACAGCTATCTGGACGGGCAGGGCAAGGAGCCGGACCACAAGAGCTGGCCAGGTACTCCTGCCGGAACGTGCGCGGGTCCATCTTGCGCCGCGCACGTTCCGGCAGGAGTACCTGGCCAGCTTCGAGAACTACCAAGGCGTCATCTACTACTGCTTCGACCGTCGGAGGAATCATACCGACGACACGGTCAAGCCCGGCGACGCGCTGCACATCGGCATGGACTTCAACGTTGGCAAGATGGCCGCGGTGGTGTTCGTGATCCGGGATGGCCTGCCGCGCGCCTTGGATGAGTTCGCTGACGTTTTCGACACGCCCGCGATGATCCAGAAGATCAAGGATCGGTACAAGCGGGCTGGCCAGGATCACACGATTGCCGTCTATCCAGATGCGTCTGGTCAGAACCGCAAAACCAGCGGTGCGAGCGAATCGGACCTGTCACTGCTACGCGCCGCCGGCTTCACCGTGGTGGTGGATGCTACGAACCCCTCCGTCAAGGACCGCATCAACAGCATGAACGCCATGCTGAGTAACACATACGACGAACGCCGACTGCTGGTGAACACCAACAAGTGCCAGAAGTTCACGCTCTGCCTTGAGCGGCAGGTCTATGACGACAAGGGCGAGCCCGATAAAAAAGGTGGCTTCGATCACATGAACGACGGTGGCGGCTACTTCATCACGAAGCGCTGGCCAGTCGTTAAGCGCACGGCGCAGTCCGGCACGCTCAGAATTTGAAGCAAGGAATCTATGGCCAAGGTCAACGAAGTCTCAGCAGCAATCGCCGCGATGCAGCCCGATTGGGCCAAGATCGATGCGCTGCTGGGCGGCACTAAGGCTATGCGCACCGCGCGAGAGCTGTACTTGCCGAAGTTCCCGGCTGAGGATCAGGAAAGTTACGACTACCGCGTCAAGACCTCGACGCTGTTCAATGGCCTGGGCCGCACGCTCGAGAACATGGCGGCAAAGCCGTTCGCCGAGGCGATCACGTTCACTGAACTTGATCCTGTTGCGGCTGAGTGGCTCGAAGATATCGACCAGTGCGGCAACAACATGACCGTGTTCGCCCACAGCGTGTTCACCGAAGGGCTGGCCAAGGGCATGACGCACATCCTGGTTGACTATCCGGTGACGTTGGACGAGAAGGGCAACCAGCTCTACCCAACCAAAGCGGCTGAGGATGCCGCCGGCGTGCGCCCGTACTTCGTTCACATCAAGCCGAACCAGATCATCGATGCCGTGCCGATCAAAGGCAAGGGCGGTGCGCAGGTGATCGGTCAAGTCCGGTTCATGGAGTGCGTCGCCGAGCCAGCGGCAGAGGGTGAATTTGGTTCGAAGAGCATTGAGCAGATCCGCGTGCTCGAACCGGGCCGCTGGGCTACTTATCGAAAAGGCCGCGACACACAGAAGGATACTTGGGTGTTGCACAAGGAGGGCGTCACTACGCTGGACTTCGTGCCGATGGTCACCTTTTACACGAAGCGCACGGGCTTTATGACGGCGACGCCGCCTCTGAACGACCTTGCGGACCTGAACATCAAGCACTGGCAGTCATCGAGCGATCAGGATTCGATCCTGCACACCGCGCGCGTCCCGCTGCTTGCTATCAGCGGTTTGCAAGACGACGACAGGGTCGAGATCGGCGCCAAGTCCTATCTACGGCTGCCGATCGGTGCTGAGGCGAAGTACGTCGAGCACACCGGCGCGGCAATCACCGCTGGCCGCGAATCTCTGCAGGACCTAGAAAACCAGATGCGCGCGATGGGTGCCGAACTGCTGGCCGAGACACAGGTGAGCACGACAGCGACCCAGAACAACATCGAGAACACCGAGCAGCAATGCCAGCTATCCCGTATGGTTCAGGGCCTGGAAGACACGCTCGACACCGCGTTGGGGATGGCGCACGACATGAAGAAGATGGAGTACAAGGGCTCGATCGATATCTTCGACGACTTCTCGTCGGACGCGGTGCTGTCCACGGCCGGCCCGTTTGTGCTGGCGCTTATCCAACTGGTCAACAACAGCCTGATCTCGAAAGAAGATGCCTTCAACGAGATGCAGCGCTACGGTATCTTGAATCCGGACTTGGTCTGGGAGGATGTGCAGGCGAAGATCGAGATGGAGCCACCGACGTTCGACGTCTCGATGCCAGGCGCCAAGCCGCCGGCACCATCCCCAGCGTCAGCTGCTGAATAATGGGCGCGCTCGAAGAATGGCTGCTTGAGGCGCTGCTCGGTGCCGGCATCAACATGCTGCGCGCCGAGGCGGAGATCAAGGCCAAGGTGCTGGCTCTGCTGGTGCTGATGCAGAAGGATCTGGTGGGCATGCTGGCGAATGCCGGCGAGATCAGCGAATTGAACAAAGCGGCCAAGGCCGCGGTGCTGCACGAGTCGAACGCGCTCATCGCGAAGTACTACGCCGAGGCGCAGCTGCAGGTCGACCTGTTTGGCGTGGCCGAAGTTGAGGCGCTGGCGGTGCGCAAGGCGCTGACCAGCGTGATCGAACGCGCGGCACCGGGCCCGATCAGCGCCGAAGTGCGACTCGGGATGGGCATGCCCACCGAGGCCTACCTCAAGAAGCTGGCCACCGACACGTTGATCCAAGGATCGCCGGCAAGAGGCTGGTGGCTTCGCCAGCAGCAGGACACGCAATTCAAGGTCGCGAACCAGATCCGCATCGGCGCCGCCCAAGGCGAGACGAACGCGCAGATCATCAAGCGCATCGTCGGCGAGGAGGCGAAGGTCGTACCGGCGGCTCCGAGCGCCAAGGTGCCGGCCACGCCTGAGATCCAACCTGGTCTGCCGGGCGTGATGCCGTTGGCGAAGAAGAACGCTGCCGCAATCGTGCAGACCAGTATGGCCACGGTCTCCGCCGCCGCCCGCCGCGCGACACTTGAGCTGAACAACGATGTGACCAACGGGTTCATGCAAGTCAGCACACTGGACAGCCACACCAGCCTGACGTGTATCGCCTACAGCGGCGCTTGTTGGAACTGGGAATATGAGCCAATCAACGGCAACGACCTGCCATGGAACGGCGGCGTGCCGCGACACTGGAACTGCCGCAGCGCCGAGATCGCGCTGATGAAGACGCTGCGTGAGATGGGCATCGACATGGATGATCCGTCGCCTGGGCAGCGTGCCTCGACAGCTGGTCCGATCAGCGCGAAGACGAGCTTCTCCGATTTCCTCAAGGCTCTGGGCCCGGCCTATCAGGACGCAACGCTGGGCAAGGGCAGGGCTGAACTATTCCGCGCGGGCAAGTTGACGCCGCGCGAGCTGGTCGACATGTCCGGCCGGCCGCTCAAGCTCGAAACTCTCAAGGCCGCGCTAGCGCAGTGATGTAGAATTGGGGCATGACCTTCGATCCCCGATCCCTACTAACCGCACCACTAGCCGGCTTGACCGTCGACGCGCTGGCCGCCGCGCTCGCGCAGCTGCAGGCGGCTGGCTTTGGCGACGCTGGTGTGAAGCTACCCGGTGGCGCGCCCGTGCGCAAGATCGACCTGGTGGCGCACGGCGAGCAGCCCGCGCATTTCGTCCTCACCGACGGCGAGTTTCCGCCAAAGCTATTCGAGCTCACTACCATCTAACCCGCTCCGGCGGTTTTTTTTACGTCTCAATCAAGGCCGCCCGGGCAACCTGGCGGCTTTTTTATTGCCGTGCGAAGAGCAGCGAGCGAACCGCCGGCCGTCTCGGGCAGCAAGCCCACAACACTTCTGAACAGAAAGTTCAACCATGAAACTACTCCTCGACGACAAGGGCAATGCGGTCTTGCGCAACGCCAAGCCGGTTTATGTGAAAGACGACGGCACGGAAATCGAATTCGATGGCGCCCAGGCCTTCCAGAAGATTGGTCAGCTGACCGGTGAAAACACCGATTACAAACGCCGCTTCACCGAAGCGGAAACCAAGCTGAAAGGTTTTGAGGGGATCGAAAACCCTGAAGATGCCAAAAAGGCGTTGGAAACGATTAAGAGCCTCTCGGTTGGCGACCTGAAAACCGCCGCCCAGGTGCAGGAGATCAAGGACGCAGCCAAGCGCGCTGCCGAAGAGCAGGTAGCAGCGGCCGCCAAGGCGAGTGCCACGCAGATTCAAGAGCTTACCGCGACCCTCGACAAGCGCACCTCCGAGCTGAACAACCACATGATCGGCGGCGGTTTCGCCTCGTCCAAGCTGCTGACTGACGACAAGCACCCGAGCCGGCTGGCCATCCCGGCCGAAATGGCCCGGGCTTACTTCGGCGGCAACTTCAAGGTCGAGGACGGCAAGATCGTCCCGTACGACAGCGCAGGCAACAAGCTGTTTTCGCCGAGCCGCCCGGGCGAGATCGCCAGTTTCGACGAGGGCTTGGAGCAACTGGTGCGCGCATGCCCATTCAAGGACCAGATCGTGAAGGGCTCGGGCGCATCCGGTGGTGGCGCGCAGCCGGGCGCCAGCGGCGGTGCTGGCGGCGGCAAACAGATCACTCGTGCCCAGTTCGAGGCCCTGGGCGTGCAGGAGCGCGCTGCAGCCATGAAGGCTGGAACGACCGTGGTGGACTAAACCCCAACCAACCAGCGCGCCACAGCCCCACTGCTTGAACAGAGGGGTGCTTTGGCTGGCCGGCCTCTGTAATACCAACATTCAAATCACTCCTCAACAGGCTCGCTTCGGCGGGCCTTTTTCATTTCTGAAAGGTTCCTCATGGGTACTCTGACTCTGAACGGTCTGTTGCCGACCATTTACAACGCGATGGAAGTCGTGTCGCGCGAACTGGTGGGTATGATCCCCGCCGTTTCCCGAGACTCCGGCGCTGAGCGTGCCGCGCTGAACGAGACTGTACGCTCGCCTCAAGTTGGCCCGATGGTCGCAGAAGACCTGACACCAGCAGCGTTTGCGGCCGACACGCCAAACCAAACCATCAACTACGTGGACATGACGATCCAGAAGGCTCGCTCGGTCCCATTCGGTATCACCGGCGAAGAAGCCAAGGGCCTGAACAACGGCGGCACGTTGGGCAACATCAACGCGCAACGTATCGCCCAAGCTCTGCGCACGCTGACCAACGAAGTCGAAACCGACTTGGCCGCGCTGCATGTGAGCGCTAGCCGCGCCTACGGCACCTACAACGTCACCCCGTTCGGCACCGCTGGCGACTTCACCGACTTCTCGAACCCGCTGCGTATCCTGGACGATAACGGTTCGCCGCTGACGGACCGCCAACTGGTGCTGGGTTCCTCGGCCATCTCGAACATCCGCGGTAAGCAGTCCGGTCTGTTCAAGGCGAACGAAGCGGGCACCGATGAACTGCTGCGTCGTGGCATCATCGGGCAGGTGGAAGGCTGGGATGTGCACAACTCCGGCCAGATCCGCTCGCTGGTGCCTGCTGGTACCGCCGCTGGCGCGACGACCAACAACGCTGGCTATGCCGTCGGCACTACCGTCATCAACCTGGCTTCTGCCGGTACCGGGACGCTGATCGCTGGTGACATCATCCAGTTCGCCGGCGACGCGAACAACAAGTACCTGCTGGCGTCGGGGGACGCGGACACCTCAAACGGCGGCCAGATCGTGCTTGCTGAACCGGGCCTGCGCCAAGCGTTGCCGCCGTCCGCGACGGCAATCACCGTGATTGCGGCGACGACCCGCAACATGTTCTTCCACCGCTCGGCAATTCAACTGGCGACTCGCGCGCCAGCGATGCCTGACGAAGGCGATGCCGCTGACGACGTGATGATGGTGACCGATCCTGTCTCGGGCATCACGTACGAGTTCTGCATCTACAAGCAGAAGCGCCAGGTGCGATACGAGGTCAACTTGGCTTGGGGGGTGAAAGCGGTCGCACCACGCCACATCGGCCTGCTGATCGGCGCCTAATCCACTCCGCCCGGCGGCCAACGCGGCGCCGGGCAACCTGCGAGAATACCATGACCACCATCAAAATCAAACCATCCCATCCCAGCCAGGGCGAGTTCGTGATCATCGACAAGGCCGACTTCGACCCCTCGAAGTACGTGCTGCTGGACGGCGAGAGCCTGGGTGAAGCCAACGGCGCCACCGGCGACGGAGTACCCACGCTGGCCGAGCTGATCGCCAGCCGCAACCAGCTGCTGGCCCGCAGCGACGAACTGGGCGACCGCGAGTTGCAGCTGACCGAGCGCGGCGATGCACTCGTCGAGGCGAAGCGACAGTTGGAGCAGCGCGCGACCGAACTGGATGCCCGCGAACAGGCGATGGCCAACCGCGAAGCCGCCGTCGCCGAGCGCGAGCAGGAGAACGCCGCCGAAGCCCAGCGTCTGGCAGACGAAAAGGCCGCTCTGGCCAAAGCTCCAGCTACCACCGGCTCCGAAGGCGAGAACACCGCGCCCGCGAAAGCCAAGAAGTAAGCAGCCCCAGTCTCTCCATCAGCCCGCCGCGCGCGGGCTTTTTTTATCCCGCCGCCGAGATAGCCCATGTCCATCACCACCACGATCAAAGTAGGCGAACTGCCGAAGACCATCACGCTGCCAGAAGGTAAGGCGCTGACGATCAAGCCAAACGCAGGCTCCAGTGGTACCGCCGGCGTGGCCTACCTGTTGGACCAAGCGCTCGGCGGCACCAACTCTAAAGCAACGTGGCAGATCGGGCCGGCCCCCTTGGCACCGATCGGCCCCTACGAAAGCACCCAGAGAATCCTGATCAGTTGCTCCTCGGGTAGTATTGACGCGACAGTTGTTGATGCCGCTCCCGTCCTCGCGCAGCAAGCGGTGTCGCTTGCACCGCGTGTGGGTCGCTCCAACATAATGGAGGATCAAGTTTACGCTGCTGTTGGCGCACAGGCCCAGACCGCGAACAATTTCACGTATCACATGACGATCGTGCTTCCGACGGATTGCACGCAGTTCCGTGTCGCGCTGGACAACGTAAGCCTGACCCTCCCATTTCGAATAAAGTCTGCTGTCATCGCCACGAGCGATTCGGTGGGGCCAGATCCGGCGTTCGGCGCCACCGCGAACCAAGTCCGCTTTACCCCGCAGAACGGCACCGCCTGGAAATCACTAACGTGGGACAGCGGCCAAGCAAGCGTCGAAATCGCAGTTGCCCCGGGGGCAGGTCGCAAGACGCGTAAATGGTCAGACTGGATTGACGCGCCGACCGTTGCAAACACGGATGGTAGCAAGTTGCGGGTGGTGATGATTCGCTTCTACGTCGAAGGCACGACCGCCAGCCCCGGCAATGGCTACTGCACCGGTAGCTACCCGCTAACTTGGCGAACTCTCGCGGCCAATCAAGGCTTGCACAAGGGCTTTCTCTGGCAGTGCATTCGTTACAGTGGCGATGGCGTAACCACGCCTGCCAGCTTCCAGCCGACGACCGACCTGTCGACCCTTCCGTTCCTCACCGCACTCCAGTACAAAACTCGCGCCCCCGGAATCGTGATTAACGGTGTAGGAGGGGATTCGCAGCTGGCGGGTGCGGTGAACGCCGGAGGCGGGAACTTCGGAAATGGCTGGCTGTTCCAGTTGGTGAATATGCTTCGCGATAGGTATCCGTATATCCCTTTCAGTTTGAGTAACAACGGTTGGCCTTCCACCGGATCCGCAACGTACGGCCAACTTGCTCTCGATTACCTCAACGCAGGCGCGGTGATCGGGTTGCCAATCTACATGGTGGGCACCCAGAACGATGGGGCACCATCTGCTGGGTTCACGGCCGCCGCCTGGGCTCGTGCCGCAACTGCCTGTGGCGTCTTGCAGGGGCAGGGCAAAACTGTCGCGTTGATGACACCAATGCCAAACAGCTCGCTGGGTTGGACCGCTGCACAAGACGCTTTCCGCCTAGCGCTGCGGCAAGAAATTCTCGACATTGCTGCGGCGGGAGGGACTGTGGCGCTTGACATGGAGGTTGTCAGTAACGGAGCGGTACCGGCGCGCTACGTGTCCGCATACACCACCGACGCAGCGCATCCCAACGAGGCGGGGCACGCAGCCATCGCTGCTGCGGCGTTTCCAGAAGCTTGCAAGATGATCGGATAACAAATGAATCTGATCATCGAAACTGGCGCGGCCTACCGAATGCCGAGAGCTACGCCATCGGTTTTCTGCAACAAAAAAAACGAAGGGCTTCTTACAGCTGTGGCATTACGCTAATTTCCGGCGCCTTGCGACGGCCCCAACTAGACCCAGGCCGACCAGCATCATGGCATAGGTTTCCGGCTCTGGAACGGCGAGAATTCTAATATCCTCGACCACGATGGGGGCGTTGTCCCAATTCTCAACGAAAACCACCTTTGTCAAATGATCCCAATTTAACTCCAATAACGTAGGACCCGTAGTAGTGGCATTTATCTTCGTGTAATACATAGACTTATCTCCTATATATCCAAAGATGTGAATGCTGTCATTATTCCAGGAGGCCGTGACATTCAGTGATAGCAGTTTAAATTCGCCTTTTTCGATTCCAAAAGATCCAGGTTCGCAGCACCCGGTAAAACCAACTTGGGTACCGCTGACCAAACCCGTCTCGTAACCAGTACCGGGGTTCCAAGCGGCAGGCTGGGTATAGAAATTATCCCACTGCAAGCCCTTATACCCGTCGGCAATGATCGTGTAACCTTGAATAGTTTTGTCGCCAGGGACAGGATTTTCAAAATCAATGGTGGTCGGCGTTGCGGCGTTTGCGGCCAAGGCCAAGCCAGTGAATGCAATCGCGGCTACGCTTCGAAATGCTGTGAGTTTTACGGAGTGCATGTCATTTCCTTGTCGAGTAGAAATTGGAAGTCGAAAGATTCGAGGTTGCATTTAATTATCACAATACCATGCAAATATAGCATTTTTTCCCGCCTGTCACTCCCTTTTTTAGCTACGGAATCGCTATGCTTAATATCGAAACTGGCGCCGGCTTGCCCAATGCCGAGAGCTACGCCAGCGTTGCCGACGCAGACGCCTACCATGCGAAGCGCCTGAATGCTGCATGGGCCGCGTTGGATACCTCAACAAAAGAAGGGTTGTTGATCAAGGCGACCGAGTACATGGTTGGCCAGTACCGCGACAACTGGAAGGGGCTGCGCACGAGCGCCACCCAGGCCCTAGACTGGCCACGCTACAACGTGCAGCTTCCGGACGTTGGGTTCGGCGGTGTTGCGGGCTACGTTCCATGGAACGTGGTGCCGGCCGAGGTCGTGAATGCTTGTGCCGTGCTGGCGCTACAGGCGAACAGCGGTGACCTCGCGCCACCAATCAAGCGTACCATCAAGGAAAAGCAGATCGGTCCGATCAAGACCATCTACGCCGACGGCGCGCCGGAACACGTGCGGTACCGCGCGGTCGACCAGCTGCTGGCGCCATACCTGCGCGGC